ATAATGGGCATTTGGAGCGCGTTATCCGCCGTATACACTGACGATTTGGGATGTGGGGTGAATTATGCCATGGAATGTGAATAATGTGGAAGACCACATTCACGGATTGACGGACAAAGAGAAGGAACAATGGGTCGCCGTAGCAAATTCTGTGTTGGAAAAGTGTCTAGCAGATGGCGGTGATCAAAAAGAGTGTGAAGCAACTTCAGTGATTCAGGCCTCTGGAGTTGTGAGCAATAAGGTGCTCGGTGAGGGTGTAGGCGTAGGTGGCCCGCCGCAATTTATAGGCGGTACGGATACCTGTGTGTGCCCTAAGTGCGGGTATGAGACTGAGCACACAAATAGAGGAACGCCCTGCGCGGAAATGAAATGTCCCAAGTGTGGGGCTGCGTTGCAGGGGAAGGAGAAAGATGTGAAAGAGAACGAGGAGGAAATCCTTAAAGAGAAGGAACCCACCAAACAGGAACCCGAGAAGGAGCCCGATAAGGAGCCCAAAGAGGGGCCCAATGAAGGGGAGCCTGTAGAGGAACCCGAAATTGAATCTGAAGCGGAATCTGAGGAAGACGGGATCGAGAAAAAGGCCGTTTGGTCTACTGCCTACAAGAATGATCTTCCAGACTCTCACTTTTTCTTTGTAGAGAGTGGCGAAAAGGATGATGAGGGAAAGACAACCCCACGCTCCTTGAGGCACTTACCCTACAAGGACAAGGAAGGCAATGTAGACTTGCCGCATGTGCGAAACGCCATTGCGAGAGCGAATCAGATAAAGCTCAAAGACGGCAGCACGATTTCAGAGGAGAAGGCCAACGCGATCAAGAAACGCGCACAGGCATGATGCCTATGTTGGGTTTGGCGCTTCTGTAAAGGCTCTTGGGGACGGGAAAGTCGGTGGGTACTTGGTGTTATTCACTGACGCAGATCATCCTGATCTGGCGGGGGATTATTTCACCAAGGATACGGATTTTGATTTTGAGGACGGCGACAAAACAGCCATTTACTATCAGCACGGGTTTGATCCCACCCTTGGGAAAAAGCGCCTGGCGCGTGGGACGCTCAAGATGATGGATGCCGGTGTTTGGGTCGAGGCCCAGCTTGACATGCGAGATGAATATGAAAAGATGATCTACAGCATGGTTGAGCAAAAGAAACAGGGGTGGTCTAGCGGAACGGCGTCTCATTTGGTAGAGTGGGAAATTCCATATGAGATGGCCGACGGTGCAGTTGGAAAGGGAACCTGGATCAAAACATGGCCCCTGGGACTAGACGCGAGCATCACACCAACACCCGCCGAACCAAAAACGACGGTAGTTGCGCTGAAGAGCTTTGGCGAGAGTGTGGTAGAAACGCTAACAAAAGAGGAAAAGCCAGAAACCGTGATACGGGTAGAGGTTGTTCAGACCGAATTGAAGGAATCAGTTGACGCTCTTACAAAGGAGCTAAAAGAAGGAGATAAAGAAATGGATGAGAAAGAGATTGTTCGGCTCGCCACAGAACAGGCGATTGCCGGAGTGAGGGCGTGGATTGAGAGCGCCACCCCAGACGAGGTTGCACTGCTCAATGTGAAGGCTGACGTGAAGGTTGACGAGAAGTACCGATTCTCTGACTTTCTGAAGGCCGTTGCATATAAAGACCATGCCGCGCTTGCCAAGATGGACTCGACTAAGCTACTGGGGGATCAGACGGGAGCTTCGGGCGGATTTACGGTCCCCCCGCAGTTTCTGCCGCAGTTGATCCAGCTTGCATCAGAAGATTCTATTGTCCGTTCACGGGCATTGAATATCCCGATGACATCGCGAACCGTTATCGTTCCTGGGCTGGACTCTACGGGCACTGGCGTAGGCGCTGCTCACGCCTTGGGTGGCGTGGTAGCGACCTGGACTGAGACAGGAACTACGAAGCACGAAACGGAGCCATCGTTCACGCAGATTGAGCTTGTCGCAAGAGAATTAAGTGGGTATACGCAGGTCAAGGATGCGCTACTTCAGGACAGTGCAATCTCGCTTGAGGCGCTACTTTACAGCTTGTTTGGTCGCGCCATTGCCTATCAGGAGGACTATGCGTTTTTGCTAGGGACTGGGGCAGGGATGCCGTTGGGTATCTTGAATGCTGGTGCGCTGTTGACCGTAGGTCGGCAGGTAGCGAACCAGGTAAGTTATACTGATGTGACAAATCTAAAACAGCAGTTGTATCCGCCCTCGTGGAAGAGTGCGGTATGGATTTGCCAGACAGACATCTATACGCAGATCACCCACATGGAAGACACCGCCGGGAATATCATCTGGCAGCCGAACGCGCGAGTTGGTGAGCCGGAGACCCTGTTGGGGCTTCCCGTCTTCTGGACGGAAAAGACGCCCGCGTTGGGGCAGACCGGTGACATCTTGTTAGCTGACCTGAAGTGGTACTATGTCGGCACCAGAGAGGGATTGGCAATTGATGCGAGTGGAGACTATGCCTTTATCAACAACACCACGACCTTTAGGTTTGTGGAGCGGTTAGATGGGCAGCCCTCGTTGAGCCAACCAATGTTCAAGGCCGACGGCGTAACCCAGATCAGCCCGTTCGTGGCGCTTGGCGCTGCGGCATCATCGTAAGGAGAATAAGAAATGTATCCAGAATTGATTTCTGAACGAATGGAACTGATGGGGCACATCGTCCCTGACGACCACCTTGGGACCTACTATACTGATTGGTTCTCGATGGCCGAAACCGCAAGACTGCTAGTACAGGTACATTGCGGGATGTAGACCTTCAGCAGGCAACGGATAATACCGGTACTGGCGTGAAAGCTATCGCCGGGAAGGCAATTACCCAGTTGACTGCGGCCGGCGGGGATGGAGACGACTACTGCGAGATCAACCTGCGGGCGGAAGAGATGGACGCCGCAAATAGCTTCGACTGGGTGCGGGTACGAATGCAGTGCCTCGTTGCGGCCAGCGTGGTTAGCGTAGTAGTGCTGGGCGAGACGCCGCGTTATGCGCCAGTTTCTCAGACCGCAAAGACCGAAGTAATTGCCTAGTTTTCTGGGGGGGAGACGGATTAGTGTGGATTCAACTAACGAAATATCAGCGCCTACCTGGTGATCATGGCAAATCCCCGCTTCACTATCCTGGCGAGGTCATCAATGTCAAAAACCGCGCGTTCTGTAAAAAGCTAATTGACAGGGGTATTGCAATTGACGTTGGGGCCTCTAGCCAGGAAATGCCGGGAGATGCCGGGATTCTAATACGCAAGAGGGTAAAAGCCCCTGGTTGGGCTGAGGCATTTTCACTAGATGTCAAGTTTGGCGACATTTCGTTGCCATTTGAGCACACACTGATCTGGAACCCCCCCAAGCCACCCAAGCGGCAGTATATCATGGTGTCCTTTAAGATACTGCGTATCTGGGATGTCCTGGTTCCTGTTAGAAGTTACGAAAAACTTGTTGAGCAAATAGGGACGCCTGAGGAAAAAAAGCGCATGAAGAAGCTCGTTCACGATCTTCACGTGCCGTTTTTTAGCACGGGCGTCATGTTTGTAAGGCGAAATGACAGAACCAAAGAATTGATAGAGATGTGGAACGCCGAGCGGGGAAAGTGGTCTGACGAAAGGTTGGCGTTCTTGTATTCTGTATACAAAGTAAAGCCGTTCATTCTCCCGTTACCAACTTTGTGGATCGCAAGCAAATGATCGGGGTTTGTTATATAGTTTACGGATACCCAGCGAGACGAGAGGCTGGTTATTCGATTATGACTCTAAGACAGCAACACCCAGAAATGAACGTAACGGTTATTGGCGAGAAGATAAAGGGATACCCATGTATTCCGTTTGAGACCAAGGGGACTCCTGGAAGGTGGGCCAAAGTAAACCCGTTTGAGACCAAGGGGACTCCTGGAAGGTGGGCCAAAGTAAACCTATATGATTTGTCTCCGTATGATACGACGATTTACCTTGATGCAGATACGAGAGTACACAGGAAATTAACCCCCGCCATTCAGATGCTAGAAGATGGTTGGGATATGGCGATAATTGTAAGCAAGTGCCAAGAGGAAAAGTGGCTTTGGCACGTTAATGATGAAGAGCGAGAACAAACGCTAGTAGAAATAGGTTGTCCGATAGCACAGCTTGGCGGAGGAGTTATTTTCTTCAATAAGAATCCACGTGTAAAGAAATTCTTTACTGCCTGGAGAGAAGAGTGGTTGCGCTGGCAAGACCAAGATCAGGCCGCATTGTTGAGGGCATTGGTTAAGAACCCAGTAAAACTGTGGCCATTGAACATGGCCTGGAATAGCGGTCACATCATAGAGCATAGATTTGGAGCGGCGAGACAAAGTATCGTTTGTGTGGCAAATGTATAATTTGAGCAGTTCAAATTAAACATTTCTATAATTTGAGGGGGATACATGAAGGAATACACGAAGATGACGAAGGCGGAGAAGAAAAGGATATTGGTGTTAGAGGCGGGTGGGGCAACCTATGAGGAGGCAGAAGCAATAGTTTCAGGAAGAGTAAAAGTGCGAATAACACGTGAGTCTGAAACAAAGAAGAAGAAATGAAAGTTCGTGTCGTTACGCCTTCCTATAAACCAGGAAGCGATGCGATCATTGCTAGGTTAGCGAAACACCTGGAACGGAACGGATGGCGGGTTGGGGAACCAAACCCCAGAGCATTGGTCAACATCTTTATCCCATACGATCAGTGGCGAAAGACGAGATTTACTCGAACGCCTATTGCGGGGTGGTTTACTCACAAAGAGGAAAAGAGCGTCGAGGGCGGGGCTAAGCTAAAGCGTTGGAATGAGGCTGCTCGGAAACTAGACCTAAGAGTTACGCCCTGTAAGTTGTATGTTGAGGAATTGTCCGGGTTTGGGCCAACGGTTCAGATACCGCATCCGGTTGAATTAAAGCTGTTCCGGCCAGCAAAGAGACGGAAGAACAAAAGGCCGAGAATCGGCGTTGCGGGAAGGGTTTATCCTGGCGGCAGGAAGGGTGAACACTTAGTCAAGAGGCTCGCCAGAGACTACGGCGACAAGTGGGAAATTTGTGCATCAGGTCGTGGGTGGCCTGTTAAAACAGTCAATTATCCTTGGCGGAAGATGCCGGGTTATTATCAAAGTTTAGACGTTTTCCTGTGCACGAGCTTGGTAGAGGGGGGGCCAGTAACCGTGTTTGAGGCATTGGCTTGTAACAGGCCGGTTGTGATCCCGATTGGAGTGGGGCAGATGGATGAGCTCCCCTATTCTCGGGGGGTTTACCACTATCCCAAGGGGGACTATAACTTGATGATACGAGCGATACGAGACGCACTTGCTGAACCAGTAGACGGATTAAATGAATTGGTTGCTGGTTGTACGATTAAAAAGTGGTGTCAAGACTGGGCGACGGCAGTGGAATCTATATGAAGGTCCACATCGTCATTACAAACCATAAGACAGACTGGATTCTGGCCCGTTTTGCAAGACATCTAATGAAATACAACAAGTGGACTGCTGGTAGCAAGCCAATGGTTGCTGCCGATGCGAACGTTTTCATTCCGTATCTTGATTGGCGATTTACGCACTGGAAAAACACTCCATGGGCTGCTTTTTTCACACATGACGAAAAGGGCAATCCGATGAAGCGCAGTGCGTGGGATCACATTGCGCCGAGGGCTGATCTTCGGATAACAATGAGCCAGAAATACGCGGCGGAGCTAGAGAAGTTTGGCCCAACTACAAACATCCCTCCCCCAGTAGAAGAGATGTTCCAGCCAGGCAGTTATCCTGATAATGCAAAGCCAATAATCGGGGTTTCGGGAGTAGTTTACAAATATGGAAGAAAGGGCGAGAAATTAGTTCAAAGACTCAAAGAACACAAAGAATGGATCGTTCGGGCATCTGGGAAGGGGTGGCCGTGCCCAACAAAGTATTATGAATGGTCGCGGATGCCCAAGTATTACCGAAGACTAGACGTATTTCTTTGTACAAGCCTGATAGAGGGTGGGCCAGTAACTGTACTAGAAGCATTGGCTTGCGGAAGACCGGTGGTAGTGCCAGAACACGTTGGGTTGATAGATGAACTCCCGCATGTTGCAGGAATATGGCGATATGAAGCAGGCAATTATGATAGCATGGTTACGGCTATTGAGCAAGCATTGGACGAAAGGGCTGATCCATACGAGCTTCACGAAATCGTTGGGAGCAGAACACCCGAAAAGTTCGCTACTGCGTGGAGAGTCGCGGTTGAGAGTATGCTAACCCCAAATAAGCCTATTGTTATTGGGCCAGACGAATCACCAGATTGGCACGGGAAGGCTGGGGTTTATGTCGTAGCTTACGGCAAGCCAGCACATGACTGTGCATATCATTTGATTAGATCAATTCACAAAAACAGTCCTGGGATTCCAGTGCAGTTGGTTACAGAGGAAAAACTTGCTTCATACAAAAAGATATTGAAGCCTGGCGATACGATCAAGGTTATCCCATTGAGCGATGCTAGGGCCAGGACGCAAAAAACAAAGATTTGGAAATACGCGCCCAAAGAGTGGAAGTACGTTCTGTATCTTGACGCTGATATGTTGGTGGCGAAGCCGCTCAATCTGTTTTTCGACATATTACAAGACGGCTGGGATATGGTTGTTACGCTGAGTCCACCAAGGGGGCCATTGGTACACCACGCCCAGAGAAAAAAGTACGAGGAGGAAAACCGATATACAACAGGAAAGCTGGGTTCGGCCAATCTCCTACAAATAGCTGGTGGGGTGTGGGCTTTTAGAAGGAATGCAAGAACACAAGCCTTTTTAGAGGGATTCCACAAAGAGTGGAGGCGGTTTCAGCACACAGACCAGCAAAGCATGATGAGATCATTCTGGAAGAACCCGGTGAGGATGTGGACACTGCCGCGAGAGTTTAACTGGTTTGTTCACCACGAGAAACCGAGTAAAAAGGCGGTAATTTATCACTTTGCGACAGCAGCAAGGGCCTGGGGAGTTCGACATCCAGGAAGGAAATTGTGGCGGAAATATGTGAAATCAATATGATGCTCCACAAAATCAGACTAAATCTCGGTGCTGGCAAGAGATACCTAGAATACAAACTGGACCGAAACCTTACTGAGCCGTTATTTGATCCGCCGTTTTACGAAACGGAATTCGTTCAGCACGATCTCAAATTGTATTCAGACCAAATAGATATTGCCTGGGACTTGAACAAGACACCATGGCCCTGGCAAAATGAGACATTTACCCGTATTGAGGCGTGGGCTGTATTTGAACACCTAAAGATCAACCTTGTTGAATCGGTCAATGAGTGTTGGCGGATTATGCGACCTGGTGGGAAACTCCACATCAAGGTTCCTTATTGGAAACACTATAGGGCATGGAAAGACCCCATGCACTATTGGCGATACGAAAAGGGGGTATTTGATTACTTTGATCCAAATACGAAATATGGCAAAGAGTATGATGAATATACCCCACACAAATGGAGAATAGTCGATGGTGGCTGGACTGACAAAAAGAGAACGGCTATCTGGGCAGACATGGTAAAGATATTATCGGAGGAACAATGGGAAATGAGCCTTAAAAGCGAGATCCCGCGACGTCGCGGGATGGTCATTTGGTTGACCGGCAGAAGCCAGGCTGGAAAAAGCACAATTGTTCGGGGGTTGCAATTGATGTTCCCGCATCTTGTTGTGGTGGATGACAAGCATTTGTGGGAAGCGGTTTGGAAGCACACATATCAAAAAGCGGGCCTCGCCATATCCCACGAGACCAAAGGAAAGGTGTTGCAATATGACGACCCCGAAATTCTAGCAGATGCTCATTCAGACTTTGCTATTGAGCTTGCTCATGTGGCTAAAGTATTGGCGAAACAGGGCCACATGGTTCTGGTTGACATGGTGGCCTCGCCGCAATCAAGACGGGACAAAATAGATGAAATCTGTCAGCCGCATTGGATTTACGTCAAGCGGGAAGGGGGGGAATACAAAACCCCCAAATACGAGCCGCCAAAGAAATTTGATGCAATAATAGACAATGACAAACTCACGAAGAAACAAGCCATTGAGAAGGCCGCTCGCATTATCGTACGGTTACGAAAAGGAGAATGATGATCGTTAAAAAGCTATCTATTCCAGAGGAGTTGGTTGTTCAAGCAGAGACAACTGATGAGCACAAGAACTACGGCAAGGAGTGTTTCATTGCGCACAGCCCAGAGCTGGAAACCGCCCTAGAGAAAGAATATGCACAAAGGGGGCTGTGCCTAAAGGTTTTCAAAGACGGGGACATCAAAGAACCAGAGAGATTCCGTTACGGCGGGGCGCGACTTCCGGTTTGCACGACAGTACAGAACTTCTTTGCATCGCACGGAATCGCACCAAGGGTGTATGATGTGGCGGTTGTTAATGAGAAGTATTTGGTGCAGGTTGTTGAATACGCAACGGGCGACGGAACCCCCAACATGGCATTGGCGAAAAACCTTGTTCGCAAATACAAAATCGGAATTAAACTCCACGGGCTTGCAGTTCCAGACCCGCACAAGGGGGCGCTAAAGTATGTCACAATCCCCTACAAGTGGGTTGGCGGGTTGTTCGTGGATTTTGGAAGGTTTGTATTCCTTGATCCGAAGCACGTCAAAAAGTATCTACGGAAAAGGGTCCAGATACGAAAGGGCAAGAAGGTTGCATACCAACCCATAAGAGAAATGGATATTCCTGGTCAAAGGAATCACAAACACCGGCTGAAGCACATGAGGCTAGACGATGTGGACTTTAACGGGAAGACAGTCCTTGACCTTGGATGCAACAACGGGACGTTTTGCCGAGAGGCAATTCGGCGAGGAGCCGCAAGGGTTGTTGGCGTAGATTTCAGGCGGGCCAGAATTTGGCAACTGGTAAATGACTGGCTAGGGTACTGGAATCTTAATGTACTCCCACTAAGTCTTCCCGATGAGAAAGACGCGATAAAGGCGCTTACTGGGATTGAGAAGTTCGACATTGTATTCGCATTGGCGATCATTCAACACATGGAGGGCGGATACGACACGTGGATTGCTGATCTAACCAAAGAGGTTTTGTTCCTTGAGGGCAATTGGAATGTTGAGCCAGAGAAATACCGGCCAGTTTTGGAAAGGGATTTTGACCGTGTTGAGCTAACCGGATATGTCCGAGACGAAGACAAGAGGGCAATGTTTAGGTGTTGGAAGGTCCAAAAAGCAGAACCCAAACCCCTTCCCAGGGGGAGGGTTGCCCGACGGAAGGCCGCTATTGAGCGAGGCCGAACCATCGAGGGCAGGGTAATGATCGACGAGAAGACACTGGGGTTCTTGTACGACATGGCGAAAATCGCTCCAAAGGGTGATGCTTGTGAGGTTGGGGTAATGTGCGGGTCTAGCCTGGTAACGTGGGCGGCTGCGCGACCTGGAAAGAAGTATGCGGTTGACAATGTGGACAGACCAGATTTCCGAGAGAATCTAAAGTATTGGGACTTGAGGGCCGAGGTATTGATTGGTGATTCGGCAGAGATGGCCAAAAAGATGGGGGACTTGGCGTTTTGTTTCATTGACGCCGACCATACGGAAGCGGGAATCCCCCGCGACATCACGGCATACACTCCAAAGATAGTCCCTGGCGGAATCGTTGTATTTCACGACTATGATGAAGACGAGGGCAAAAAGGGCAAGGGATACGTCGTCTTTGAAACCGTAAACAAGTGGCAGAAAGAAGCCAAGTGGGAGAAGATCGGGCAAGTTGGAATCACGATAGCGTTTAGAAGGCCAGAAACCATAAGTGTGGGAGAGATGAATGATTCACAGCCTAGCGATAGACGAGGAACTTCTAAAGCCAGTAGCGGCGGGGAAGAACTGCCATTTAGCGAAGAGCCCAGAGCTAACGAGGATATTGAAAGAGCAGTTCGGCAGACCGAACCTGTGCCTCAAGGTATTTGAAAAGCCCGTTTGGTCGGGAGTCTCGCTAAGTGAGGCAACGAAAGTTCAGAATGTCTTTAGTTGGTACAAGTTAGCGCCAAGGGTCTATGCAATAGCAACGGTTGGCGACCATATAGTTCAGGTAGAAGACTTTGTTGAGGGGAACGGGCCAAGACGGGTTAAGAAGGCCCAAAAGGTCGCCGCGCAATACCACCTGGCGGTTAGAGATGGCGAAATAAATAAACAAATAGCCGAATCTCACCGCTGGATAGATGGGAAGATCGTAGACTTTGGCAGGTTTTACTTTGCCTCAAAGAAGTGGTACGAGAAGAAGCTAAAAGACCACCTTTATCGGTATCACAAGAAGCCGCACAAGGAAAGTATTGGATACCATCCCTGCCCAGAGCTAGAAGTTGGTGGTCGAAGGGAAATAGACTCTCGTATAGAGAGAATGGAATGGGGCGATTTCACTGGGAAGACGGTATTGGACATTGGTTGCAATTCGGGGGCGTTTTGCTGGGAAGCCGCCAAACGAGGAGCCAAGAGGGTAATCGGGGTAGACCACAAGTTCGCTGGTGGGAACACGCAGTTAGCAAATTGGTTAGGATATTGGAACATAGACTTTCTCGAACTAACGCTTCCTCAAGAGTGGCGAAAGATCAGGAAGTTGGGAATCGAGAAATTCGATATTGTCATTTGTCTAAGTATCGTCGGACATGCTGGCGGATATAACTATTGGATACCAGAACTCTGTAAGGACTTGATCTACTTTTCTGGTCAGGGGAAGGAAAAGCGAGACAAGTATCAGCGCTTCTTAGATAGAGACTTTAAGAAGGTTGAGTGGCTCGGATACGTGACCGACAACGGCAAGCATCCGTTGTGGCGTTGCTGGAAATCGGAGGAACCATATGGCATATACGACATTAGATCAGGTAAAACAATATCTGAGGATTAACGCAGGCGAGACGTTTGATGACGATCTGATAAATGCGTGTATCGCTCGTTCCCAGGCGTATATTGATGGTGAAACTCACAGAACATTTGAGTCTTTCGTAGCAACGAGATTATACAACGCGGAGAAAGACGTTCCCTGCTCGACACAGCTTTCATTGGATTATGACCTGTTAGAGGCTACCGCCATCACAAACGGAAACGGCGAGGCGATAGACATGGCAGTGGTTTCATATGAGCCAACAAACAACAGCCCGAAATACATGATCCTTCTAAAGAGCGGGTCCTGGACTTGGACTGGTACGCCAATAGACGCAATCAGCGTTACAGGAACTTGGGGATACAGCGCAACCGCACCAAAAGACATAGAACAGGCTTGTCTAAGATTAACTGCCTTTTTGTATCGCCAGAAGGATGCACAGCTATTTGATGTCACGAGTTATTATGAAGGAGGGTTGTTAAACATACCGCAGGGAGTCCCCGCTTTTGTTTCAATGGTTATCGGCAGATATAGAAGGACGCTGTAAATTGGATCGTATAACGCCGCTCTGTGAAATGGGATATAAATGGGGGACAGACAAATGCCCTCAGATCAAGCATTACTATACGCCGTACTATTACGAGCTATTTGAGAACAAGCGAGAGGCGGTTAAGAAGGTTCTGGAAATGGGCGTAGGAACGTACAAGGATATGCAGCACGTTGAATCAGTAAACCGCCATTACCACCGAGGCGCTAGTTTGTACATGTGGCGAGATTTCTTCCCTAACGCCCAGATATACGGTGCTGATTATGCGCGGGAAGCGATGTTTATAGACGGTAGAATAGAAACGTTCTTGTGCGACGAAAGAAAAGAAGAAGACTTGCTAAGGCTGATCGGGCAGACGGGTTCTGACATTGACCTGTTTGTAGATGACGGTTCTCACAAATGGCAGAATCAAGCCTTTCTTTGCCAGACCGTTCTGCCGCTATTGGACAAGGGCGTGATATACGTTATCGAGGACGTGGGGTGGCCTGACCATTTAAGGAGGGAACTTAGCGGATTCGTGTGCCATGTCCCAAACATTCCCCATAAATGGTCAAAGAGTAGATTGATGCTAGTTAGGAGAAAGTAGTGCGACTGTCGTGCGTAATTCCGTCATATAAAGACCCCTTGCTAGTGAAAACGATAGGCTCTTTACTCGCTAACTCAGAATTGGGTGACGAGATGGAGATAGTTGTTTCGTTAGATGGCTACTGGCCGCGATTCGAGTTAGTGCAAGACCCGCGTGTTCGATATATCCATCTTGGCAGAAATCGCGGAATGAGGGGGGCAATAAACGCTGCTATTTCCGTTGCGCGTGGAGACTATATCCTACGAACCGATGAACACTGCATGTTCGCCAAGGGATATGATAGAGTTCTTACAGAAAATTGTAGGTCAAACTGGATCGTTACACCAAGGCGGTACTTTCTCGATCCGGTGAAATGGGAAGTCATGGATATTCCGCCGGTGGATTACGAGAAGCTAGTGATTCAAAATGTTAGCAAGGGCGTGCGCAAGTTCGCTGGTCGGCCCTGGAAGAAACGAACCGCTGACCCCGTTCACGCAAAGAAAATGATTGACCAGACAATGGCCATGCAGGGGAGTTCGTGGATCGTCCCTCATAAATGGTGGGATGACGTGATTAAGGAGCTTGATACCAAACGATACGGCCCCTTATATCAGGACTCGCACGAAATTGTGTTTCATACCTGGAAGGCTGGCGGGAAATTAGTCGTGAACAAAGGAACGTGGTACGCCCATAAGCACCGCAGTTTCCCTAGAACGCATAACAACGGAACGAAGGAGAACCCATCGAACAACGAGCAGTGTTGGGCCGCGATGCTTGAGGATTGGGAAGATTATTACCAAAATCATGTGCGCAAGGTGTGGAGAATTTGAAGCCCTTCGAGTCATATCAGTATTTGAAAGGGACGCCGATGACTGCTCGGGATAGGCTAGAACGGGACAGTGCGTTCTGGAACGATGGCAAATGGACGAACTTTGTCTTGCCGTTTTTGCCAGAGGATTGTGGCGAGCTTGTCTTCATCGACATGGGATGTAATGCTGGTGTGTTTCTGAACCTGGCAGAAGAAATGGGATTTGGGCAAGTCATTGGCGTAGACTCAAACGAGGTAGCAGTTAAACGTGGTCTGGCTTGGCGTGACGAGCATGGTAAGCATTACCAAATACGCCACGAGGAAATGGAATCGTGCGCGTTACCTGTGGCCGACTACACCGTGCTGGCGAATGTCCATTACTACTTTCATATCGAGGATTGGCTCGCTTATTTAGACAAACTTCAATACAAAACCAGATATTGCATCGTTGTTACGACAGACAGGCATGTTCGGCAGCGGTGTTGGCCCAAGGCAGACTTGGTGAGCATCAGGCGATATTTCAAGGGTTGGGAAGAGACCGGATTCATCGATGAGCTTCCGCTAGAGGGTAATCATGCAAGGAAGCTCTGGGGGCTGTGCTTCAAGAGCCCGTTTATAGAGAGGGTTCCTATTGACAGTTTGGATTGTGGCAACCACGTTCAAGATAAGTTCTATGCGGAGCTGGATGCTGGTAAAGATTTCAAGCGAACCAGATATTACAGAATCCTCAAGCCGTACCGAAAAAACTGGTCCGAGGAGAAGCTAGACAACTGGGTCAGAGCATTGATAGCGACATATGAAGACGTGAAGAAGAATGGGCTGATAAATCCACTGATAGTCTCTGACGATTTGGTTCTTGACGGGAACCACAGGTATAGAATGATGAAACACCTTGGGCATAAAAGCGTTTTGGTGAGGAAGATATGAACGGCGCGATTATTTACATCAGCTCCAATCGCGAAAAATGGGCGTTTGAGCAGAAGATCATTGCGGACATGCGCTCGAAGACTGACCTGCCTATTTATAGTGTAACGCAGAAGCCGATGGGCTTAGGGACCAACAAATGCGTGGGGGATGTGGGCACATCGGGGTTCAACTTCTGCCGCCAGTTGCAGATGGTGATTGAGTTGGCCGAGGCGGATTATGTAATTAGCTGCGAGGCGGATTGCTTGTATCCGCCTGGTTACTTTACATTCGTTCCACCAGAACTCAAGGTCTATCGGCATCGCCCGAATTATGTCTTGGGATACAAGCGAGATTATTTCAGCGCCAAGAA